GGACAAAGAAGCTTGTGTTCTGGGGAAATAGTTTTCCTTGATCGTTACGATCTTTTCACGATAAGATTCTTCACTAACGAACTCAACACCTTCTGCGAGAGAGGCAAGCTTTTCTTTTTGTGTCTGAGCAAGACCTTCGGAAATTTCTGCAATTGTTCCATTTTTAATATAAGTTCCGAGAGTCGCGTTAAGACTAACGTTTGTTTCGATTTGCTCGTTGAGTTTCTCTTCCATTTGATCTAGTTTCTCGGACATTTCTCCGAGAACGTCATACTTATCTTCAGGGATATCGACATAATGTTGTTCAAAGAGTCCCTTGAGACCAAGGATAAACTCTTCACTCAATTCACTGCGGAGACCAGTGTCAACCGCAAGTTGATTTTCCTTGACCCACTGTTCTGTAACGTAGTCAAGATGTGATTCAACTCTAGTTTCGACCGACTCCTTAACCTCAACAACTTCTTGCTGAAGCTTTTCTTCAAAAGTTTTTTGAATTCTTTCTACTTCTTCAACAACCTTCGCTTTAACAGCGGCTTCAAAGATGGTTGCTGCTTTAAATTTAAACTCGTCGGAGAATTCTTCTCCTTGTAGAAGTGCCTCAACGTCTTGAGTGACATCGATTGTAATTTCTTCTATTTCTTCAGTCTCTTCTTTAACACCTGTTTGACCAGGTGCGGAACCTTGAAGAGTTTGCATCGGTTCTGGTGCGCCACCAGACTTATTAACCACGTTAGAAACTTTCTTTGCTTTCGCAGAAACTTTCTTACCTGGGCTTTCTTCAGTATCTGGTGAAGGTTTGGTTAATGGGCCACCAAGATCTTCAACACCACCAGTCTGACCTGGTACAATGTTGTCAATCTTTGGCATAGGATCGCCGGCACTTGCGTTAGCAGTTACCGAAGATTCTTCTAATTCGATATTTTGTTCGGACATGGTTTCTCCTCGGAAGAAAATGGTATTTTCTAATAATATTTATGAAATTTTTAAGTTACGAAGGAAGCTTTCAAACATTTTTAACTTCCTTTCTGTCAAGTCATTCATAGAAGAAGACTCGATGTGGTGTTTGGCTCTTGCAAGATCTGAATGTTGCCAGATTCCGTTATCCCAAACCCACTCTTTGCCTTCCATAATGCCCTCAACAAAAGCGTCAGGTGCGGAAGGATCTGCTACAATATCTGCAGCAGTGGAGAGCATAAAATCATCTTTAACAATACTAACATCACCCTTCCTTTCAATGGATCCAAGTCCTCTAGAAGATACGCCCAGTTTCACCCCCTCGTCCAACAAATTCTTAGCGATTTTACCCATTGGGGTTTCTAAAAGTTTTGCTTTACCGATGAAGTTTTTTCCTTCAGCGCGTAATGATACGATTTTATGTGATACTCTATCCAAATTGATGGTTGGACCATCGGGATGGCCAAGTTCACCCAAGGCCCTACCTCTTTGAATGTAGCCTTCATTATACTTAGAAACTTCACGGTTTAGAGTATCGAATGGATACATCCTACCGTTGCGGTTTCTAATGTCTGATTGAAGGAATACTCCCTCAATAAAGTGACTCTTCTTACCGCTAGATTCTTCTGTGATAAACTGAACGTCTACAATTTCTTCGGAGATAAGTTTCATTGTTCTGTTGTTTCCTCGGGTTCTTGTTCTTCAGGTTCTTCATTATTAACAGACGCCTCGGTATCCTGATGTTTATCAGGATCAAAAAAGTGTTTCGCAATTTCTATTTTGCGAGTCTGTAATTGCTCAGAACTTTTTCCGTAAAGAGCATCATAAATTTTTTCGTTTGCATTGAGATTATCTTTGCTTAGAATCGCGTCAACAATTTCTTTTGATACAGTAGTCATAATGTATATTCAACCTACTCTTTTATTTATCAAATATTTCCTTTGTTGTAGTCAGATGAGGAAACTGCAGCAGCAAAAGCACTATCTAAGTCACCTCCGCCGCCACCTTGAGCTCCACCTTCCGATGGGGGAAGTTGACCACCCATCTCATCACCCATCATCGCCATTGGATCTTGAATAATTCCGAGTGATTTTTCCTTCTCGATCTGAATATCCATCTCTTCAATTTCCTCATCTGTAAAGTGAAGAACTTGCTTACGGACATATTCTGCAGAAAAATATTTACCAAGATATGGTTCTATCATTCCAACTGAATTTAATCTCTCAGTTAAAAGTTCATTATCTTTTAATTCCGTGAAATGATTATCGAAGATAAAATCGTATTGAATATTTTCCTTCAGTTCATCCCAATCTTCAAGAGTCATAATACCTTTAAGGACTAATTGAGTCTTTAAAAGATCATGAAATAGTTCAGAGAATTTTTTGCGAAGACGACCAACGAACTTAGCAAACTTAAGTTCATCACGGGTGATTTCATTAGATCTTCCAATAGTGAAAGACGATTCTTGTTCTAATCTCGAAAGAGGAATGTTCAAAGATTTATAGAGTTTCTTCTGGAAATACTTAACATCTTCTAATTCTCCAAGATTCTGACCACCAGGCAAAGTGGTAATTTCTGTTCCTCTACCACCTTCACGGCGAGGTAACCAGAAATCTTCAAGCATACTCATATGCTTACGATCATCACGAACTTCACCAGTATTTGAATCGTATACCAACTTATTACGATAACGAGCCATAACCTCTTTGAGGTATTGTTCCGCTTTCATCTTAGGTAAGTTACCAACATCAATATAGAAAATACGGCGTTCTGGAGCACGTGATATTCTATAGATAACAAGACTATCTTCAATCATCCGAAGTTGATTGACAGATTTAATTGCTTTGTGTAGAAATGATAGAACAGTATTTCTGTTATGATCCATCAAACCAGAATTAACGGAACAGATTGCATCATTAGCAATCTTCAATCCTTTTGCTTGTTGTGCTTTATAACCATGTGGAAAGTACATATAGTATTCAAGTACTTCACCATAATCAAATCTTTCTCCATTTGGTCCCTTCTCTACTGTAGAGATGGTTTCTTTTTTCTTTATAACTTCTCTTACTTTTCTAATTTTAAGTGCATCAATATATCTTAGTTCTTTGATCCCTTCTTGAGGTTTTTCAAAGTCAATCATTTTATGGTAGTGCATTCTACCATCGATGTACCAACGACGAAAAATATCATGACACTTCTTATCAAAATCCAATAACTTAATGATAAGTCTAAATTCTTCTCTAACCTGTTTTTTAATTTTATCCCCAACTTCTAAGTTGGACAGCTCAATATTTACCGGAGCAAAGTCTAAATCACTAGCAACAGATTCATTAATTATATCATCAATAGCACTATCACACTCTGGATGGAGTGCAATCTCTCTGTACTTTTTGATTAACTCAAAATCATTATTATTTTTGGGAATGCCATCAAGATCTACATACTGACCAAAGTAGGCACCAGCCGCAACTGTGGAGGTGCCTTCATCATTATTTGGAGGAGCTGGTGAAAGAAGTTTTACATTCTTTTTACGCTCCTCTATTGAAAACCCAAATAACTGAGTCATAGTATAAAATCCAATCTTTCTCTATTATTTATCAAACCCCAGTATCGAGGCTTGCTTTAGAGACTTCATAGTAATTATACTGGAATTCTACTGTGAATTCTTCAATCTGATCATTCGACTCATAAGAGAGATCGATTGCAGACAGTGAAGAAGGCCATGCATCATAGAATTTGTATCCGCGAACGACATTCATTCCATCACGACCCTGAGCAGTCATCGACTGTGGAGTCTTATTTGGTTTCTGTTGATCTCTACCTAGTTGGAAGACCTCAAGGTCAACACAATATCCAGGATTGTCATCACCATAACCAAGTTGTGATACGTTTTCAGTCAGTGCGTTAATACCTCTTGACCAAGTTTCAAATGCTTTACGAATACCAAACTGACCATCATTTACGACGGTAACAGACCATGGTTCAAAGGTTCTGTCTCCAGCAACCTTGAGCATTCTACCTCTAAAAGGAACATCGATTGTTCCAAGTGTTGATGCAGGTAACTGAGCAGTCTTCACAAGGAATTCTGCTCTTTCTGTGATAACGTTTGAAGAATCGACTGATTCAATATCAGCGATTGTATTGAGCGTTGTTGGGAAGTTGAGGCGGACCAAGAACAGATTGGGCCTTGCGCCACCATTAATGAGTTTAGTCTTAAACTCTGAAATACCTCTTGCCATTTTTCTTTATCTCCTAGTGTAGTTTAGCGAAAGGGAACGAATTAGTTTGTAAGTTCGTTGAACGAAACACCAGTTCTAGTGGCGACAAACGTGATAGTGATGTAGTTAATTGTACGAGCTGGTTTGATGAATATTTCAGCAACTAACTCATTTCTGTCAATAACATCTGCAGTGTTGTTTGTTGTATCACAAACAACTAGGAAATCATAGATACCTCTTCTACCTTGAACACCTCTTAGATAAGGTTCGATAGCAGATCTGAATCCAGATCTTGTGAGTTCATCATTAATTTCAAATAATTGATACTTAGAGAAGTTCGCAATGTTCTTCTCAAGTTCAATGAATAGACGACGGACGTTAATTCTGTCAAATGCGGAAGGAGATGCAAGAGCGGTTTTATCACCAAACAATACAATACCTTGACCGGGGAATGAAACTATAGGATTAATCCTATCAGTATAAAGTCTATCTCTTTCTGCCTGTTTTGGACTGTATGCAAGTTTGGTTGCATTACGTACTTGTCCTCGGTTGTAACCAGCAGGTGAGAACCAAGTTTCTGAGTTATTGGTTGTGGAAACACAAAGACCAGCAACGTCAGCAGCACATGGTACATAACGATAAACATCATTGTACTTATCGTAGATGTACTTGTAACCAGAGTCAAACATAGCGTAAGAAGAACTTGGTAGAGTTCTGAAGAATCCAATTACATTTTCAGTCTTAACTGAAGATGAACTTGAATTGATAACATCTTCTCTTTCTGGTGAAGCAACTACTACACAATCTCTTCTCTTCTCAGCAATTGCAATTAGTCTTGCAATCATTACTGTACTCATATGACCAGGGACTAGGAAGTCGATGTCACCGAATAGTTCAGGATCTTCAATTAAATCATATCCAGAAACTAGACCCGCCTTAACTGCTTCAGCACCATTACCTGTATAGGTATAATCCGAACCAGATTCAAGGGTTAGTGTACCAACTGAACCAGTTGAGAAGTTGAATAGTTTGAATGTACTTCCTTGTGCAGAACCAATATCAACGTTAGTACCTGCAGTAGTACCCGCAAGTGTTAATTGGTTAGTACCGATTGGGTCTGTATCACCAGGATAGGCGTATTCTGATCCATCAGAAACTACTGTCTTATAATAAGTGGCGTTACCTTCTGCACTCTTAGCATCCGATGCTTTAGAAGCAAAAGCGAGTGTTTCTAGAACAGTACCAGGAACTCCAGATACCGTACCACCAACGTCTAGAATTGCAATGTGCATTTCATCAAACTTACCACCAACAGATTCTGCTGAAACAGAAGTTCCGGGTTGTGGTGCAAGAGAAGACCACTTTCTGTTTGCAGCAAACTCTAGTTCACCATAAACATCGTTACTTGCAATTGCAGTTACCGTCTTGATGGTTACATCACTTGCATCCTTGAGAACTTCATTTCCAGTCAGTCTCTTTGTACCATCCCACAAAGTAATTTCTAGTTGATTAGTACCAACTGTCTTAAAGACATTACCTTCTCCGCCAGTCCACTTAACATATGTTCCAGCGACAGGAAGTGCGGAACCAACACCATTTACAACAACAGTGATGTCTGTAGCACCTAAGTAAGCACCAGCTCTTGGTAGAGTTAGTACAGCGTCGTCTGCATATCCAGAACCACCGTCTGTTAGTGTGATTGTAGCAGAACCATTTGCAGCGATTACAACCGAGAATTTAGCACCCGTTCCGGCGCCACCACCAGTGGCAGTAATTGCATAAGTACCAACGGTTCTGTTTGCGGTAGCACCACCGTTTGTTGTACCATCAAAAGCGAGTACTTGTCCAGCACCTTCGCTTACTGTAACTCTTTGATCTGCACCATGATCAACTACAATAACTGAAACATTGTTATTAAATTTTCCAGCTGTTCTTGCAGCCCAAGTATAATCCTTGGTTACTGTTGACTCAAAGTCATCTTTGTTTTTAATTACCAGACTTGTCGATGAAGTTGGGGTTGCAGCTTGTTTGATATTGGAATTCTTAAGTCCAAGATCTGTAGCGCCAGTTGGTCTGATTATTGCAGCGACAGCACCATATTGAATTAGGGTTGCAGCTGCAAACCATGACTCGTAATTATCATTATTGGGATTTCCAAATGTTTCTACGAGTTGTCTTTCACTAGAAACGTAAGTTACCTGATCGGTAGGACCACGTTCTGCGTCGATAGCAATAACACCAATATTCTGATCAGCTACCTGAACAGTGGCTGTAAAATCAACTTCTTTAACAAGTACTCCTGGTGAAGCTAATGCCATTTTGTATACCTCTATGAGATTTTTTTCTCAAAACTATTTATTTATATCGACTTTTTAGTGGGGAACCAATACATGAACACTTACCAATTTGGATAGTTCCAATTTCCAGTATCTAGTTTTCTATTTCTAATTATTCTTTTCTTCGTACACTCTTTACATTCGTATGAATACGATGATGGTATATCACCTCTATCTTTTCTTGTAAGATAAAACCCATCCATAAGATCTTTTACTTCATTACAGGTTCTACATCTTCTTTGTTGAAATAATAAATGTTCTAAAGAAATTTCTTCATCTAAATCCATATTCATTCCACTATTTCTTCATAAAATACAACATTTCCATAACCTACCATTGACTGTTTCCATTGGTTAGTATCCCACATCTTCTTATAAATCTCTAATATAGATTCATGGCCATATTCAGTAACCCATTTACGAATATAACTATCACTATTACTATCATAATCAAAACCCCTTTCTACGAGATCAGTTATAAATTCAATATCATAATGCGCTGTCATTACTTATACTCCCACATATAAGTCATATCTCCATACTCATCTGCTTTATTCCATGTGTCACCTTGATCATCTACGAAACTATCTTCCTCAGTACCATCTAATATAAATCCAAATGGTGCCATATCTTCTTCGATAGATTCTCGTTGATCTTCAAAAATTCTTTTTCTAATATCATCGGAAGTAAGTTCTCTAAAATAGTCTTGTACAGATAACCACGCAAAAATAACCAGACACATAGCAAGATCATCATTACATCCTTCTTCTGCTTCAAATGATTGTTTCTTCTGAAT